CAATGTTGTAACAATCGAAGAGTTTAGGTCCAAAGCACTGAAGGCAGTAGATATATACTTAAAAAAACCTGAAGACGAACGCAGACCTTGCATGTTTGTGCTAGACTCTCTTGGTATGCTTTCCACTGAAAAAGAGATCAATGATGCACTAAACGACAAACAAGTTCGCGACATGACCAAATCTCAACTGGTCAAAGGTGCTTTTAGAATGCTCACCTTGAAGTTGGGGCAAGCAAACATTCCACTTCTAGTAACAAACCACACCTACGATGTTATCGGTTCTTATGTCCCAACTAAAGAAATGGGAGGCGGCAGTGGCCTCAAGTACGCCGCGTCTACAATCATTTATCTCAGCAAAAAAAAGGAAAAGGATGGAACGACTGTTGTCGGAAACCTTGTCAAGGCTAAGACTCACAAGTCGCGTTTAAGTAAGGAAAACAAAGATGTCACAATACGCCTGTATTACGATGAGCGTGGTCTTGATCGATATTACGGTCTTCTTGAACTTGGTGAAGTTGGCGGACTTTGGAAGAACGTTGCTGGTAGATATGAGATAGATGGTAAAAAAGTATATGCTAAGGCAATATACAATGATCCAGAACAATACTTCACCTCAGAGGTGATGGAAAAACTAGACCAAATCGCAAAGGAGGAATTCAGCTATGGGTCGTAATACTCGACATAGCGTAGATAAAGGAAAGGAATTTATTGAGTCTGGAATGACCCTAATTACTGACATTGAAAGTGACAAGTACCTTAAACAATCTGAAAATCTTAAAGACCGGAATAAAGGTCAACAAAGTAATTGATCAGTTAAAAAAATATCCACAGGATTGGGACCATCAGAAAAATCTGAAGGATACCCAATCTCTTCTTGATAGAGGGTTTGCTGACTTGCCAGTTAGTGCTCTTCAACTTATAATGGGTGGTGTCAAACACAAAGAAGATTTTGTGGGTGACTCTGAGATCAATGTAAAGACTCCAGCATATGCTCACCATAGTGAGATAAGAAAGATCATACGCAAGCATTTTAAGAAAGCAGAAATTCATAGATGCGGATTTCTTTCTTTACCTGTTGGCGACATTGTTGGTGCCCATATTGATGAGGGAAGTTATTACCTAACCAGAGATAGATATCATCTTTCTATCCTTGGTAGGTATCAATATTTTTGTGGTGGTGAAAACATTATTGTAGAACCAGGAACACTACTATGGTTCAATAATAAACTGCCTCATGGCACAGTAAATCTGGGAGACGAGACCAGAATAACATTTGTATTTGATATACCACATGGACAAAGTTGAAATTCTAGTTCTGCGTAATCTTCTTTTTAATGAGGAGTATCTTCGCAAAGTAATTCCTTTTATCAAGGCAGATTACTTTGAGGATCCTCATCAAAAAGTTGTGTTTGAAGAAATTCTAAACTTTGTTAATGAATATAATAAAGTAACAACAAAAGAAGTTCTTTATATTGAAGTAGAGAAGCGTCAAGATATTAATGACACCTCCTTTCAGGAGATTACTAAACTGATTAGTTATCTTGAGGATGTGCCTACTGATTATGAATGGTTACTTAGCACCACAGAAAATTGGTGTAAGGATCGTGCTATCTATCTTGCATTGATTGAATCTATTGCCTTGGCTGATGGTAAAGATGAATCAAAGGATCGTGGTGCTATCCCTAGTATCCTATCTGATGCATTAGCAGTTTCTTTTGATACTCATATCGGTCATGACTATCTACAAGACTATGAAGAGAGATACGAATCTTATCACCGCAAAGAAGACACAATACCCTTTGATCTTGAATTCTTTGATAAGATCACGAAGGGTGGGTTACCAAACAAGACTCTTAATATTGCGCTTGCTGGCACTGGTGTTGGTAAGTCTTTGTTTATGTGTCATTTTGCCTCTGCTGTTTTACTCCAAGGTAAAAACGTTTTGTATATCACTTGTGAGATGTCTGAAGAAAAGATTGCGGAACGTATCGATGCTAATCTTTTGAATGTAAATATTCAGGAGATTACTGATCTTCCTAAAGTCATGTTTGAGAACAAGGTGACAAACCTTGCTCAGAAGACACAAGGAACTCTTATCATCAAAGAATATCCTACAGCATCTGCACACAGTGGACACTTCAAATCACTTCTTAATGAACTTGCACTTAAGAAGTCATTTAGACCTGATATTATTTTCATTGATTACCTTAATATATGTGCTTCCTCCCGCTATCGCGGAAACAGCAATGTCAATTCATATTCTTATATCAAAGCAATTGCTGAAGAGCTTCGAGGGTTGGCTGTGGAAGCAAACCTCCCTATCGTTTCTGCCACGCAGACCACTCGCTCAGGTTATGGTAGCAGCGATGTTGAGCTCACTGATACTAGTGAGTCCTTTGGGTTGCCTGCTACTGCTGATCTTATGTTTGCCCTTATTTCTACAGATGAGCTTGAGGAGTTGGGACAAATTATGGTGAAGCAATTGAAGAATCGATATAATGACAACAATACTAACAAAAGGTTTGTCATCGGTATTGATCGTGCAAAGATGCGTCTATATGACTGTGAGCAGACAGCACAGGACAACATACTTGACTCTGGGCGGGAAGAGGAGTATAATAATGAGGATGAACAACCTACAAAGAAATTCGGAGCATTTAAATTCTGATGAGGGGTTATTATTCTGTATTCAACCCTAGAGGAGAGAAGATTGCTGATTGTGGTGTCGAAAGAGATGCAGTCAATCTCATGAATATGAGAAATCGACGATGGGACGGACACTACTTTACATTCATTCCTCTTCCTGGTGATATTATCGATGTTACTTCTGGAAAACAACTTCCTACTCGGGACATCATTGTCAATATGGATGGTGGTGTCGGAGGATCTTGGACTATTGAAAGTCCTCAACTAAATGAAAATAAACAACAACCTTTTGACGCATGACTAAAAAAATTGACTTTAACCGATATCAAAAATTTGTAGATACTGTTACCAGTGATGCATCTACTGATTTCCTTGCACTTTCTGATCGTCTGGTAGAACTGGATGAGAAAGGTGCAAACATTGAACGACTTCTCACAGCAGGTGTTGGCATCAATGCCGAGGGTGGTGAGTTCCTTGAGATTATTAAGAAGATGATTTTCCAGGGCAAACCATTCAATAAAGATAATCGTGAGCACATGATCATTGAACTTGGTGATTTGATGTGGTATGTTACTCAAGCATGTATGGCACTTGAAGTTCCGTTTGATGAAGTCATTTCTCGTAATGTAAAGAAACTGGAAAAGCGTTATCCTGGTGGATCTTTTGATGTATACTATTCGGAGAACCGTGCTGAAGATGATCTATAATGTAATGACTTCAATTGCTAAAAATGAACTCTATATGGGTTACATTTTTGGTATTATGATCTTGGGTGGATTCATCCGAGAATATAGTGCTTTGGAAGATGTTTATTCTTTAGCAAAGAAGTATGTAAAAGATAATCGCATTCTTGTTATTATCACTTCATTACTAGGCGGTATTCTTCCCATTCCTGGACGTGTTGCATTATCTGCACCACTCCTTGATGCGATTGCACCACAAGATAAAGAACGACGTTCTGCCTTTGGGGTGATTGATTATCTATCAGTTCATCATTACTATTGGTGGTCTCCACTAGAGAAAACAGTTGTCCTGCCTATGGCAGTGATGGGTGTTTCTTATTCAACTTTCTTGGGATACACTATTATCCCATTAATTATTACTCTTACATATACTTGGTGGTATATTTTTACAAAAGTTCCTGTTGCTTCTGTTGTTCCTAATCTAGAATATGTAAGAGAGTTTAATTGGAGACGTGCTCTTACTGGATGGGCACCACTGATTGCTAC